GGACTGGCGAGGTATGTATGGTGGATCAGTCATCGTACAACTTGGCTACCCCTTCCCTGACTTCTACAAGGTGAGATACAAGATGGGTAAAGATTCCAAGTGGCAGCAAAAGTTGTTCTATGGCGAGGTAGCATGGAATGACTCAGAGCGTTTTGTCTATGACCTTGGCTTTCGTGATGTGTTGGGACAACTCTAATGTATCGCAAGATGAATAAAGTCCATCGTCATACAGGGCGCATGACACGCGATCCTGGTATGCGTATGTCCAACCGTGGCGAGGTAGGTTTCGGAATGGTTGGCACACTATCACTAATCATATTGGCTATCATTGTATTGGGGTTCATGGCATGAAGTTCACCATCTCTTGGACAGAGAACGTTTACTACACGATGGATGTGGAGGCAGAATCCAAGGAAGATGCCCTTGACAAGTTTCACAATAACGAGTATGATCTGGATAACGGACACAACTACGGAGTCGAAATGGAAGATTCCGTTGAGGTAAAGGAGAAGGTATATGGGTGATCGTGCAAACTTTGGATTCCTTCAGGGTAATGGTGACATTATCTATCTGTATGGACATTGGGCAGGGGAGAACATGATGGCTCGTCTAGCAGACGCTATCATTGCAGCCAACCCTCGTTGGCATGACGAATCATATGCAACAAGAATCGCTATCTCAACAATGATTGGCGATGAATGGGATCAGGAATATGGGTGGGGTATCTCTACTAGTATTGGAGATAATGAGCATTCTGTTCCTATTGTGTATTGGGAGGCTGAGACTGTCACTCTCTACCCCCATTCTTGGGCGGCAGGAATAGACTTCCACAATGCCACCTTTACAATGAATTTCCAACAATTCCTTGACAAGTTCGCCAAGGTACTAGTATAATATAACCCTCTATATAGAAAGGAAATACTATGGCAAGCAAGAAGAAGGCGCGTCGCACCTACGCCTACTTGGAGAAGTGGGACACTCGCTACGGTCAGTCGGATCGTGTTGTGATCCGTGAGCAGGGACGGTTTGTGGACAACGTTTCCCTTACCGCACTCCGCAAGGGTGAGAAGGTTCAGTCTCGCTAATCCCAATAGTCTTGGGGGAGGGGTCACGGTCACGGCCTCTCCCCCTTGCTATTGTCAGACCGTTAGTGTATGATGGGAGGCATGATGCAGCGAACAGCACTAAAGATACTTGACCTAGTTTCAGATATGCGTTACACCACACTAGATATGCACGCCCTTGGCTTTCACCTTATCAACCTGTCGCCGTTGGGGGTACGCGATCAGTTGGTCATCATGGCAGAGTCAATCGAACAACACAACAACGAACTACCAGGAGTGAGTGATGGACAGTACGCTCTTTTCTAACAAGATCAAACTCTTGTGTGAGATATACATGGAGTATTCAGGAGAAGAGAGTTGGGAAGATTTTTTTGAGTTGTATGACTTAGGTGTTCCTGCGGCGGTACTTGTATGGAATGGTGGCGCAACACTCACTGACATTGGAAACAACTTTGTAGATGAAGCATGGAAGGGCTTGTGTATGCGCTTAGGTATTGACCCTAATGCTAACTATGAAGAGATAGAGGATATGAACTTGTGAAGGGTGAAGATATTTTAACCACCTTCATAGCAGGAACGTTTGCCCTAATCGCCATCTTTGTCATCTTGACATTGGTGGCGTGAGGGGGCCGGAATTTTAATAAAATAAAAAAGGATTACGAACGACCTCAAAATCCCCACATGCCGGATTTTTTGTAATTTAAAAAAGGATTACGAACGCCTTGAAAATTCCCACATGCGGGTGTATAATACGAAAGTGTACTTTACCTTTTGGAAGTTAGTAAAAACAAACCAGGGGTATGAGGTAAGAAAAAACATAGATATCTATAAAGAAATGAGTGTTATATATAAATGACCTGTATCGTTGGAATATCAGATGGTAGTAATGTATATATAGGGGGAGAGAGAGGATCATCAGATGGTACTAGTATTCTTCCACTTACCCGCCCTAAAGTAGCATACAATGGTGATTATCTAATTGGTTATGCAGGCAGCCAGGGTATAGGTGAATTAGTACACTTTATAAAGATGCCGCCTATTACTAATGACATACATAAGGTATTACGAACGACCTTTATATCCACACTTAAGTCTGCTATTGAAGAATATGGTAATGCATCTCATTTAGAAGATAATTCAACTGATTGGCTCCTAGGAGTCAATGGTAGATTATTTGAAATATCATCAGAGGATTGGCATATAGCAGAGTTTGAGTATAGTGCTATAGGTAGTGGGGGGAATGTTGCATTAGGTTCTTTGCATACCTCCCGAAAGTGGCAGGACAATGAGAAAAGAATTAGACATGCATTACAAGCGGCGGTAGATATAAGTCCCACATGCATTGGTCCTATAGATATATATACTATATAGACTTGTTTATATTCACATAATAAGGTATTATAACGTTTTTGTTATTTTTCACATATTTTCTATAAAAAGTATTACGAATTCAGCCAAAATCCCCCCATGTCAGTATTTTTTATAATGTTTTTTTGTTTTATTATATGACCAATATCCCACTATCTTCCACAACAACCCTATTTGTCCCACATTACATATAACAGTAACAATTAAATGACAAATCAAGGGGTATAAATAGGTGTTTTAAGGCTCTGTGAGCAAAATCGGGGGGCTTATTATGCTAGTTCTTTTTCCCATCTGAACATATCTACAACACATTCAAGACAAGGCTCATCAGGCATATCATCATAATATCCATCCATTGGCACAAGTGTATTTTTACAATAATTACATTTCATTAGTGAACATCTCCTTTATATCCGAATCTTACTTTCTATTTATTTCCTATCTTGTACCTATCACATTAGATCATCCCACAATCTACCTTCAGCGGAGTCATCATTATATTCTTCTATCTGTTCCTCTACAAACGAATTCAACTCATCAAAATCATTCTTGGTATGGACATATACATCACATTGTTCTTCATATATATCTATATGTTCTATTAGGGGGATTTCTGACCACTTCATTCTATGCCCCCGAATTCTTCTACTGGAATCCTCCAACCGTCAATACTTCCATCAAAGTATTCTTGTGTCATAAAATCATCAGCCTTGGCTCTGCCATAAATTTCTATCTGACTATAAAATTCTGGATCTACTACCTTTGTTCCCACAATCCACTTACCCTTATCTTTCCTCCAAACGGGAATAGCGTTATGAGTTCTAATGGATCTAACTTCTACGTTATCTCCTACATCAGGAAGGTTCTTACGCCTAGGATGAAGTTCATTTGGATACCACGGCAAATTCCAAATTAAATTGAAAGTTTTTGCCACTGCATATTCACATACATTTGCCCTAAGATTCGACAACAACTCATGTTGGAGTCTACCCTCTTGCTTTCCCTTGGCATAATTGGGACGGTCTTGAGATTGAAACTTTTCTAGCCAACGCTCTTGGGCAAGCATAGTGCAGATGCGTACTTCTTCCTTGGAAATATCAACAATCATTGCGTACCCCCGAAATTGTCATCGTTCTCAGACACTGGTCTTACTGGTGCATCTACTGCACCATTATTGTATCCTTGCCAATAGGCTACGTCAAGATCTTCTTCTGACATTGACAATAAATTCCTATCACCAAAGCCATCCCTATATCCGTTATTGTAGGCGGTGATGGCATAGTCTGCATTTTCCAAAAACTCTGTTTCTGCATCTGTATATCCATCTAGATACCCCTTGACATAATTGTCAGGAATAAGATTACGAAAAAATTTAAACATTGAATACCTCATCTGTCAACACATCCTTTTCTAATGCTTGCTTTATATATTCAAGACTAAATGCTAGTTCTTCTATACTATTGCCTACTATAGGTATAGGGTTTTCTGTACGGGCAACGGGGGTATCTCCCTCATAATATACCTCGTAAATTCCATACTCAACTTCCTCGCCATAATCAATGGCAAACACTCTATAGTTCCAAGTCATTGTTTCTCCATGCTCTAGTGTTTTTCAAGTATACTGCAATGTAGGCAAATGATGCAACAATAAATCCATACTGTTCCGTTACAACAGAATATATAATCCATAGTGTTTCTGTAAAGATACCTATAGTCCATGCCCACCACTTATTTCTACCCGCGTAAAATATGGTGGCTATGCCAAAGACAGCCAATACCCAACTTGCCCACCATAAATCAGACATTATTAACTATTGTTTCTGCTATATCGTCAATAAGATCATCAACATTTACCAAGATAGTGCCGCGACTTGCATCGAACATGTTGCTTCGCAACACTTGTGCGATGTGTTCTGCGGTCGGCTTGTTACTATTTTCCGCCGAACTTACGAATTCAAAATCCATGCCACAGTTCCAGCATCGAACGTTAGTCACAATTCTCCTCATCATAATAGTCCATCAACATGCGAAAACCTTCTGGGTCGCCTATCTCTCCATGACCCTGGCAATAATCCATAGGATCTAAACAAATTGGGCACTCATCTTCTGGGTAATCACTCATCTATTGCTCTCCAACATATCGTGCATAGTGGACCATGGTCTGTTTCTTCAATATCATGTGTGCAATCTCTTTCAAACCTAAGTCTTTCATCTACATCTAGTGGGATAAAGTCTCTTTGTTCTCTATGCTGTGCTATGTGTTGTAGCATGAGGTCATAATCATACCCCGCAATGAAGTTGCCGTCAACCCCCATAGAGCAGGCACAACAGATAATACCTAAATAAACATCATGGTAAATATATGCATCTGCTTCTATAAAACGACAGTATGCCATTAGTTTACTGACTTCCACGACTTGTATTTCATACCATTCCCTACTCTGCTCTTGACAGCCTTCTGATACCATCGTTGGTGTTTACATAAACACGCTCTATATCCTCTCCCACATCAGATTCAAGAATAACCTGATTCAATGCTGTGTGGAACAAATCCTGTGCGCTGTATGGCTCTCCTGGAGCCTCTTCTCCACTCTCTAGCAACTCATTATCTCTAATCTCTGCCGCCTCTTGTGTGCTAACATCATACTGCACAAAAAAAGTGAAAACTACATCTTTTACTTCTTCTTCTACTCTATTGTTGTTCATTATTACCTTTCAGTTAATTTCTTTCTAATCCACATTCTACACAAATATTACGACCACGCCATTCACAAAAATCATGATCGCATTGCTGCTGTTCTGCCTCGCTCATTTACAAAACCCCACATGATATATTTTACATACTGCACAGTACATTATTTCTCCAAGAAATTCCTAAGATTTTTGATCTCTTCGATCAGTACCATGGTAGCATAATAATTTGCGTGTTCCATAAAACCAATGGAAGCAAAATGTGCCGCCTTCTCTTCTAGTGTTTGCTCAACTCTCATCGTTTTCCTTAAACCTTTGTAGCAGATCGTCCACTGTCTCTACCTCGCTAAATACGCTTTCTTCCTGTGCAAGACCAAGTATGGATGCAACGCTCATCATGCCCTGCACCATACCCATGACTAGGTATTTTTCTTTCTTTGTTATCCCTGATATCTGTGCAAGTTCATAAACCTCCTCTGCAAATTTATTGGCAGATCCAATGAGGTGTGTGTTTAGTTGATCTACATTAACATACAGTACTCCATTAATATTGAGGCTGTCAACATGAATGTCATCGAATATCATAGTAATATTGTATAATATGGCAGAAACTATGTCAAGAAATTAATGATTTTTTTCGTATACGCCAGATATATGAAAATTATCTTCATTATTCAGGGTTACTGGAACTTGTTTTGTAAAAGGATTCTGTCTTCCATTTGAAGTTATAGAGAATAACTCTAAGATATCAGATCCAGCATTAACGTGACCAACAATAGAGTATTGATCGTTGTTATTTAGGATATCATGCAAACAGCCATCAGACAGCAACCTGTTATCATGTGAAGGGAATGGCAACTTAAGATAATACTGACCAGTACCAAATGTTAAAATGTTGTCAAAACTAACATCAATATTGAAACTAACTATGTTTCCAACAGATGACCAGTCTCCAGAAAACATTGGATCTCCGCTGAATGTTGGCTGTGGATCTTGTAGAGTACCACCCTCAATAATCCATGTTCCATCAGATGAACTGCCAGAGTATTCGTATATGCCAAACTGTGTAAATCTAGCCATCATTCACCAATTTCTAGCCCAGTAATAATTACTGCTGCCGTACTTGAGGAGCCAGATCCGATGATAAAAAGATCATCTCCTCCAGGCAACTCAAAAGATATAGCATGGTTTGGCATTATTCTATAGCCATAATTACTGGTTGTAAGAGTGTTGTCAACTCCAACATAAACATAATCCGTTGTGTGAACATTCTGAATGGTAACATCTAGGCCAGAGTGTGTTCCCGCTGGAGTTATCCTTAGTGGTGTAGTATTTCCAACCGTAAAAATTTGATGACTTGACATAATAAAATTATATCACGAACGGCAACGTACTAAACTTATACATTATGCCCTAACCATGATAACAATGTCGTCATAACGACCCTTAATGTCTCTAAAATCGAATACCTCAAAATCATATCCTTCTAGATGCTGAGATATCTTCTTGATAGACGTATCACCATTCACATCTTCAATAAAATACTTTCCACCCTTTTTCATCTTGGGGAATATTAAATCAAATGACTTCATCTGATCTGAAATTCTATGGCTTCCGTCATCAACAACGTAATCAAACTTATTCCTGGAAAAGTTTTTGTTAATAACTTCTGGATCTGTAGCATCTCCAAGGATGAAGTTTTCTATTTCAAACTCAACGCTGCCTGATCTAATATCTATTCCATACACCCTGGAATTCTTAAAATATTCTTGCCACATAGCAATTGAGTGACCATACTCAACACCTATTTCTAGAATAGATATGTTCGAACGCCTATTCATTTCTCTATCATATAAATCTATATAACTGTGAAGAGTTCCCTTATCGCCCCAACCTTCTGGAGCAGAATATTTTGTATAAACTTCATGAAGTGTTGTCATTGTTATCCTTACTGTAGACAAGTATATTTTACACCAATAAATAGAATTATGTCAAGTATTCTTTGCACAACTTATTATACCGCTCAAGCCCGCGATGATACATTTCATAGTCTAATTCGTTTCTTTTCTTAAAAGCATCTATTTCTATATTTACCACATAATCTTCATTTAATTTTTTATTTGGATTAATGTTTATCCATCTTTTAGGGGCAATTATTCCTGTTATTTTTGCCAATAAATCATATGACTTATCCATTTCTTTTGTATAGCCAACAAAGTCTATTGCCTCTGGACCATGTGGTGCAAAGAAATGTCCAAACATTTGATTAGGCTCACAGTTTTCTAAAAATTCATTCAGGCTGACCTTGGCATTTCCTTTAACATGCATGTCTGGATTTCCATCCTCCTGTAATCCTCCATGCTCTCCCCAAATAAGATGCATGTTGGGCATATCTTGCGGGGTATGGTGCTTGTAAAGATTAATGTGATGCCTAGTTACAAAATAATAAAAAGAGATATAGGTTTGCAACGGATCTCTTACAAAAGTTATATAGGTATGTTCGTGTTCATGCTTCATTAAGGTGCCAAGAGTCTGATGTTTTCCACACCATACTGTACCCTGCGACCTCCAATACTCTGCCAAACCTAGTCCACCAGTTTTAGGAACATGAATAAAACCTATTTTTTTCATTCTGTTTCCACAATAAACATATCTTCTTGAGGTTTTTCTGTGTACTTAATCAGGGTATCTATAATATTGTCAAGGTCGGGGAGATTAAATTGAGAAAGTATAATCTTTAACTCTTCTATCGCCGTTTCTGACTGAATCAAGGAGTAAGGAATATACATGCTTGTCTTGCTTTTAGATATCTCCCAAGTTTTATCTTTTTGATAGTTTCTAAAAAATACCTCATTCATTATCTGTTACATTCTCCGTTAATCCAAATCTAGCAACCATACTAGCATACATTAGCCCCTGATTAAACCAATAGACTTGACGAAGTTCTTCATTGTCTTCAGATCTACTCTGGTATAAGCATTTATCAATATCGTCTGCAACAATCGATCTATAATACCTTTCTATTTGTTGCTCAGTATATTCAAACATATGTTAATTATACTTTATGCTTTCCAGTTATTTCAAAAATAGAAAGTACATCTGTTGATGAACTATCAGGGCTATATCCTTCAACCTTATATTTAGCAGTCTTGGATTTTGCCCTTCCTAGTTTAAATCTAATTGTATCCCTATTGTTAACAATTAAGGTGTGGAAGTTCCAATACCCTCCGACCATTTTGTAAAAAATGATCCTAGTATACTTTTTTCTATCGATGCCTGATAAATAACCAGATACCCTGCCGCCCGTTGCTTTGATTATCATCTCTGCATCAGGCCCCTCTTCTGGCTCTGCTACAGAAGGTGGAGGCATGTATTCTTTCTCTTCTAGAATAGGGGGGGTGGGAGGTACAATTTTTTGAATATGAAAAAAATCTGAGTCTGGTGGTATCACTACTGGCTCTGATGGGGGTGCGGGTGGTGCTGGAGTTGGTTCAGGTTGTGCAGGATCTGGAGTGGGTGTAGGAGTGGGTGTAGGAGTGGGTGTAGGAGTGGGTGTAGGAGTGGGTGTAGGAGTGGGGGTGGGTGATTCAGATTGACCAACGTTAGCCAAAGATTTTGTAGTCCCAGGAAGGTAGTGGGAAACGGCAACAACGGCAGTAGATTTAATGTATGAGTCAACGCTTGAGGGAGATGCAGACTTATTTTCTGCCAAATACGCCGCCGCAACCCCTGCAACATGTGGTGATGCCATTGATGTTCCAGACATTGTTTGTGATCCTCCACCAAGGGAGGTGGATACAATATTGCTTCCTGGTGCAAATATATCTACAACAGAGCCATAATTAGTAAAATAAGAGTTTCTATCTGTTTTATCTGTAGATGCTACAGTAATTGCTGAAGCCTCTGATGCGGGAGAATATTTTGAAGCATCAGTTCCAGAGTTGCCAGCCGCAACAACCATGGTAATTCCCTTAGACACGGCATTTCTTACCGCAATATTTACCGCCTCAGTTTTATGTCCCCCAAGACTCATATTTGCAACTGCCGCATATCCTGGATAAAGTCTACTGTGGTTGTTCGCTACCCAATTAATACCATCAATGACGGATGAGGAAGACCCCGATCCAGAGCAGTCAAGCACTCGCACACCTACAATTTTTGCGCTGGGGGCCACACCGTATGTAGAGGATGCCGCTGATCCCGCAACGTGTGTTCCATGACCATGGCAGTCCATTGGATCGCTATCGTTGTCAATAATGTCTATCCCACTTGAAGATGCCCTGCCTCCAAAGTCTGGATGAGTGTAGTCAATTCCAGTATCAATGATATAGATAACAGATCCGCTGCCTTTGCCAGAATAATCATAGTAGTTATCTAGAGGTAGTGTTTTTTGATTTAATCTATCAACGCCCCATGAGTAATTAAAAATAGACATTGGTTGGTCATTTTCAATTACGCTTACCTCTGGATTTTTTTGCAGTGCCTGCTTTTCTTCATAGGTAACTTCTCCAGAAACAACATTGCCATCTTTTTTTACAACAACCACACTTTCACCATAGGAGTCATCCTTAAGCAAATCTTCAACCGTTTCCTCTGTTAACGAGGCAGGAGATCCAACAATGTCATTAGAAAATTTATCATTAAACGCTTCAGCATTTGTTGTTGTTGTAATAAAAAAAATAGAGCAAAGTGATACGAAAGCAGCCGTTTTCATTTTATCTCCTAAATAGCGTGCGGCCTTGATTCCTTAACACTATTATAGGTTATTTCAACGTATTCTGCAATAGCGGAAAGATTTTTTAAAGATTCTACTCCTGAATAAGAGCAGCCGCTTCCCAGACCTCCCCTTATTTGATCAAATATATGATTCACAGACCCTTTGTAAGGAGTAGTGGTAGAGATTCCTTCAGAAACTGAAACCCTACCCCTAGAATCTTTTTGTGCCTGAGAAGAGGCCATTCCACGAAAAATCTTGGCCTCTTTTCCATTATGATCTATAATAATATCTCCAGGGGACTCGTCTGTGCCAGCAAGCATAGAGCCAATCATTACTGCATCTGCTCCTGCTGCAAATGCCTTGACCATATCTCCACTATTACGAATTCCTCCATCTGCAACAATAGAGCATTCAACGCCATTCATTTCTCTCAACTCTTCTACATCCATAATAGATGCAAGAGTTGGTACACCATGACCGCTTACGATTCTTGTTGTGCAGGCACTTCCTCCACCAATACCCACTCTAACAGAATCTGCTCCCGCCTCTGCCAACCTCATAAATCCATCAGCAGTTGCAACATTACCAGCCATAATATGAATGTCGTCACCATATGCTGCTTTCAAACTGTGTACCGCCCTAATTGCATATTCGCTGTGACCATTTGCAGTATCAACAAGAAATATCCTTGTTCCAGCATCATATAACTCTTGAGATAGATTCATATACCCATTAGTTGCTGCAACAGATACTCCAAATCTATGCTTTGCGTCTGATAGAACCTTCGTCTTGTTAATCAACATATCTTCTGGCATATATCTATGAAGAATACCTAGGCCTCCTGCCTTAGAAAGCACCATGCACATTTCTACATCGCATACTGTATCCATGGGGGCAGCAATAATAGGAAAATCTAGCCTAATCTCTCTTTTTCCAGATCCAATAACCATAGAGAGGTCTACATCATGCCTTGACTTTACCTCGCTGTCCTGAGGTACAAGAAGAATGTCATCGAAACATAGTGCTTCTCTATTGTAGGGAATCATATGCTCCCTCACAACATCCATCGCATCCATTTACATGCTCAGTCCAGCCCCTCTTTAGTTTGTACTCATCTGGATCTGGATGACCAACACCGTGTTCACAAACACGCTCCATAAGCGACCTATCTGTTCTCCAATGTTGGGGGTAATGCCTCATGCTATGCATAGAACGATTATGGATAGTGCAAATTTGATTCTTACAAGCAAAGTTTGGATGAGTGTAAATAATTTCACTAGAGTTTTCTAATTGAACCCTGTCCACTACTTCTCCTTAGTATCTGTAGAATAAAATCCAGATCCATTAAAGATTACTGGTGAAGAATTAAACAATTTTTGTACCGCCGCATGGCACGTTGGGCAGTATGCAAGGGTGCTATCGTTCATTGATTGACGATAATCAAATTCTCCACACACATTGCAGCGGTATCTATAAGTTGGCATTACTTTAAACCTTTTGCCTTCCACTCAGAATATCCAAGAAAGTCATCTTGGCTTTCGCTATCATCAATCTTCTTTAAATCTCCAGTTTCCATCACAGCCCTTTTTTCTGCCGCCCACATTTTCTTTCCTGCTGCTCCTGCACCAATGCCAATTGTTTCTGCTGCGGTAACAAAAGCAGCAACAATGTCCTCTGGATGAACTCTCTCGTCCCTCTTAAAATGATTTGTTACTTCTAGTGATTGAACAACAAGGTCAGCAAACTCTTGTGTCGTCATATACCATTCTGGCTTATTCCAACTCATTTCTTCTCCTTATGACAATCGCATCCACATTTACCGTAGGTGAATTGATATTTACATTTATTGTGTATTTGGTCTGCACACCATCCAGATGGAACCAACCACTGCCTTTCTGGTGTAGGATTAGGCCAGTCATCTTCAACCGACCTTTTCTTTTTACCCATTTTTCTCCGTAACTCTACGCCAGTTTCCGTGGTATAAGTATACACCAAGCATTACTACTGGTCAATTATTTCATTAAAAACATTTTCCCATTCATCTGCTCTAGAATCAATAGTGTGATTCTCTTTTAACAACTCATAATTTTTTTCAGATTCTTCTTTTCTTGTTTTTGGATTTATCAACTCTTCTAAGATTTCTAGCCATTCATCTTCATTATTGGCTACCCTACCTATACCTTGGTTAGCAAGCAGTTCATATTCAGGACTCCAAGACGACACAAAAGGAATTCCAGAGGCTGCGTACTCAAGTCCTTTGATTGTAGACTTTGCATGATTAAAAGGTATGTTGCTTAATGGGACAATTCCAACATTAATTTTTCTAAACATTTGCGGATACTCGTTCATGAGTCTTCTGGGTTCCTTGGTTATTTTTACTGTGTCAGGAATGCCCATCATTTGCACAATATCTTTATTAAGATTTTTAATGTGCCCAGCATGGTGAAATGATAATCTATTTTTTTCTAAAAATTTTCCAAAAAATGGAGACATTTCTTCTAAATCATTTGATCGCCAAGGAATGGCACCAACCCAGCCAAAGGTGGGAAGCCACCTTGAATGATCACCCTTTTTGTGCCACTGATCTAAAGAAACAGAATTACGAACTAAATAAACATTGTCCACTCCTTTATTTTTTTTGTAATAATCATAAAGAAATTGTGTAGATGTTATAACTCCATCAGCCATATCAATTATCTCTAAATATATATCTCTATTTATATCAGCATTTTTTGAGGGGTCTGTTGTGGAATAAGCAAAATTTGTTTCCCTTAAATCTTCATAAAAATCGTCAACATCAACAAATATTTTTTGATCTGGTCTTTTGTTTTTCATAATTTCTAAAATATTTCTATGCATTATTAATTTAAAAACTACTACATCCCAGTCAAACATTCTTTTATCTTCAGATATGAGTGCTCCAAAACCGTGATTTTCATCATAATCTGGAATGGCTACTGCTATCTCAAAACCTCTTTTTGCCAATTCTTTTCCAGGCATAACGCAACGATACCACGCGCAGCCGTTAGCCTGGATCGGCTTTGATTTTGAAAAGTCTGTTGTTAAAAATGCTATACTCTTTTTTTGTTTCATTGATGCTCCTTAACGCTGGCGTGGTAGGATTCGAACCTACAACCCATCGGTTAACAGCCGATTGCGCTGCCGTTGCGCCACACGCCATGGCGAGCCTCCTGTCCGATTCGAACGGACGACAGCCGCATTACAAGTGCGGTACTCTACCCCTGAGTTAAGGAGGCGTGCCTGCAATTATACAGGACTTGATTCGGATGGTTTCTCATTAATCTTATGAGTTTCATCAATAACCTCAAATGCATAAGCACGCAAAGAATCTTCGTGCTTAAGGAAATGATGGCGGCAAAACAAAAGATCTCCTGCTACCCCATTTACCCATACAAAAGCCTGACTTGAACAACGATCACAACGATCAGTTACCTTGAGAACATTTGTACGCTCTTCTGTCATAGTTTCCATGCCGTCTCCTTTATTATCGATTGTGTATATTGTACTATCAATAAAGAAATTTTGTCAAGATTTCTTTGGTATAAAATTTTCTTTTTTACCTTTACCCCAATACTCTACTGCGTAATTTTTTTCTATTAATATTTCGTTTAAGCACTCTTCTGTTTCAATAATAATAATTTTTGCCAAGTACCTGCCAAACTTTTCTCTTTTATCTTTTTCTGACCTCAGAAAAATTTCTTTGCCAACAGGAAGAATACTTTTAACATAGTCTATTGCTTCTTTTCCTAAGTCAGTATTTTTTTCTGCGGCATTTATACCTAGAAGTCGGACCCTTTGATGAATAGATATGTCAAAACCAAGATCCACGGACACATCTACTGTATCTGCGTCTACAACTCTTGTAATCTTTGCCTTATACTCATACATATATATCCCTATTTAAATATTGGTATTTTTCTATTTATTGGTATACACATTTCTGCTCTTTCTGAAACAAGAAATTCTAAATCTTTGTAAGAAATATATGCAGATCCATTAAAACCATATCTCTTCCCCCAAGAATTCCTCCACCTAAATACTTTAGAGACTGCATCATAGCCTGTAACAGTGAGACAATGACCTCCCACCAAGTCTCCATCAATTTTGACAAATCCATTTGGGAGTGTCATATACATTGCTTCATACCAGTTAACCCCTATAACCACTGGACCCAGTTGTATAACAGAATCTCTTAGATCTTCAATGCTAAAGCACCACCTATATTCCTCAATGTGACCATCCTGCATCATTATCTTTGCTCCTGCTAAAACAGAAGTTCCTTCGTATTGTTCTCCAGGCCACTCGTCTATTTTTTGTGCTCTTTTATAAAAACTGTTGGCAATTGTATTTCCTACTAATTCGCTTGGTTGTTTATTGGGTGCAAATGGTTCCGAAAGAAGTTCTGCTGTCCAACCAAACCCCACACATGCGCCCTCGCTACCCTGATCTAAGACAGTTCCTTCTTTCCACATCTTTGTTTCTTCTTTTATATCTTTAGAAAATATAGATCTTACAGAATAATCCCTGGATCTTTTATCAAAGAGTGGTGACCAATCCAGAGTTTTTTTCATAAATATATTATCTCACACTATTTGTGCCCGATGCTGGAATCGAACCAGCCATGCCAACGGCGACGGTTTTACAGACCGCTTCCCCACCTTGGGGACTATCGGGCTTAAGTGCCCCTGGCAGGAGTCGAACCTGCGACTTAAGCATTAGAAGTGCTCCACTCTGTCCTCTGAGTTACAGGGGCGTAACATCAACTTCCCAAGCGAGCGGCTGACCAGAATCGAACTGGCGATAAGAGTTTGGAAGACTCTTGTGTTACCTCTACACCACAGCCGCGAATAGGCTACCTTGTAGTCTTGGTCCACTGCAATTTGTATTGCTTTAGACCCATTCGATAGCACCTATTGTACTCCTCTGCGTACTTCTTTTCAAGTGCCTCGCCTTGCTTACCGCCAACAGACTTCTTGATAGAATCCATTGCCTTTTCTAGATCACGCAATGCACGCTGATCTTCTTCTGTATAATCTTCTTTAGACTTCAACTTGCTACCTCCAATAGTTCCTCGTTATACATTAATAGATGCGTAGGCCACACATAACTGCATTTATCGCAACATGAGATGGCCTCGTCATGCACGAACTCTGCATAAAACTCTGGGTCTTTATTATATAGATTATTACGATGAGACTGATGAACACGCTCATCACCCCACCACGGAGGCATTATGATATTGTCTCCACGATCCCAATTCCAATCGTACATCTCTTGAATAGCATCCCAATTCTTTTCTGTACTAATGCCGCGCTCATCGCACTCATACTTAATAGCAATGAGGTATTCAAAGAGTGCATTATCATAATTGCGCCACATCTTAACAGCAGGATGATTAACCCAACCACCTTTAGTACGTTTGTTGGCTAAGATGCTGTAGATTTGACGACCCTCTAGTAATTGCTTATTAAGTCGCTTGTTGTCTAGCACAGCCGCAGACTCAAGCATGTCTGCATAAGGAACAAATGTTTGCATTGTTTTCCTTTGTTTGTAGGGACTTATATTATCGCATGTCGTTACAATATTTGTCAAACATATCTTGATGAAATGTCTCATCTTCTTTGATAAATACCGCCGCACGACCAATAGTTTTGCGTGGTTTGCAGATATCTTCTACAGCATGATAACTTCCTCTATTTACATAATCATCCCAGAAGATAATTGTTCCTGGCTTTGCATGACCAATAGAATATAAGAAGCACGCCACTCTAAATCTACCGTCGATAATGATAGTGTCGGGATCTATACCTTTTTCTTTTGCCATATTCCAGGGTGCTACAGGATATTCAGGCCACCTGTGCTGATATTCTTTATTGATTGGATACCCCCACATTTTTGTTTCACCAACGTAAACATGAATAGGTACAAGAAGTGGACCATCCTTATTGTATTCTGCAACCACTTTGTCTAAAAACTTTTTATCATTCTCTGTTGAAATAATTGCTTGAGCATTAGACTTTCCACCATAGATGGTGGAGCCACCTGAACCATATTCAAGAATGATGCTTGCTTCATCAATCATATTCTTTAACGCTTTTGTTTCATCGGCAGGCATTGCTATTTTCATAGTTTGTCCATCTCCACATAACTGCAATCATGCAAGGACTTCTTTGTTAGCCCCCGCGTTCCATTATCATCTTGATAAAATATTGGCTCATTCAGGGAGTAGATCTTATACTCTGGATGAAACTTAGAGATGCTTACATCTCCAGCCTTATAAGTATCTGGATCTGCAATAAACTTTTCCATAATATCGACGCAAGCCTGATCATAAATTGGATTAAGATGTATGATTGCATGGCGAGCAAGCATATTATATACCCTGTGATAATCATCGTTTAACTCAGTAATCTTTAGGCTCTTTGGAAATGGTTCATCTTGATTATGATTCCAACCATATCTACTAAAGCCAAGATATACTGCATCAGCATCGTCTGGAACCTTTATACTTTTCTTAAACTTAAAAATATCCAGATCGTCCTCAAGAATTAAACAAGGATAGTTATTCTCTGAAATAATATTTTTTAATAATTCAGAGTGAGACATTGAGCACCCAACTCTTTTTCCTGCTTTTTTACCAGAAAATCTTTTAACATTAGAGAATCCATATTTTTTTAAAAGTCTTTCCATTTTATTTTTTCTTTCTACTTTTTCGTCTAGGTTTATGTAAAAAGTAGGAAGTTGGGTTATATCAATAATCATTTATTTAGGGCTATCCTTTACAGAAGAATTTGTCAAGGTCTCAATTTGATTATTAAGTAGAAGTATTTGAGCATTTAGGTTAGCAATTTCTGCCTCGTAAGATCTAGCATTATTTCCCATTCTGTCTATAGTAACATTAAGGGTATTCTGTAACAACTCTTCTTGATTCATTTATTTCTCCTTAATATATTCTTTACACATTTCATAAATTATACACCTTCTTGAGTGCCTGATCGCACCCTTTTTGGTGATACATTTTTTTGTTTTAACATAAACTATTCTATCTTCTCCAACATAGCATTTTTCAACTACATAAAAAAAATTGCTTTTGGTAATATTAATCCAAAACCTGTCACTCATGGATTAAGTCCAATGGTGTTGGAGCGGTGACCCTTGTTTTGCAAATGGCACATTCTGCATTTAGCAGATACTGCGCTATCTCGTACCCCTCATCAAACACCGCCTGAATAGTAAAAAGCGTTGATGCACAACTTGGACACTCTCTTGTTGGTATACCTCTAGCGTCTAGCATTCCACTTTTTGTATCGCCATATGACTCATCCATGCCACAATTTTACACTATGACATGGATGGTTGTCAATAACTATAGTCCTGCGCGAGAAAAGATTGCGTCAATCTCCTGGACATGGTGAGGGCCAAACTTTGCAGCAGCCTCTCTCTGCTTTGTCCATTCGCGGTTCATTGCACGGATAGCCTTTTCCTCTTCGCTTGTGGCGTTTGTGAAAAGATTCTCAATTGTACGCATGATTGTCTTCATGTAAATTCCTCCTTTTGGGATGTGGGATATCTTAATTATATCAAATAATAAAAGTGTTACAGATCACTGTTTTTTTTCAGCGAACTGTCAATTTGCTTGTAAAATTCTGTAAAGTCTATGCCTATCATTTTTTGATATTCATAAAATCTTTTGTTTTTTTCTACGCCAAAGATTCCTTCTTCTTTTCCTTCAAGAATTGATCTTTGAACAGACTTAGATTGATTCTCAAGATTTCTCCACTTTATTTCTCTAGCGGTATCATCTCTCTGGTTCCATATTTTTGGGTGATCTTTCCTATTATAAAAATGCCACACAAGCATTTCATTCGGTGCGTATATATCCCATCCCCTTGTATATGCTCTAAAGGCAAAACAAAGTTCTTCACCCATAAAAGAGATTCTTTCATCGTATGGAACCTCTTCTACTAAATTACCTGGGGAAAAAACATAGCCAGCCAAAATTGTGTATGATAGGTGAGGTTTTGTTTTATCAAACATAATCTCCCTGTTCCCCGCCCATTCGCTCCTGTATGTAAATACAACACTGGTCCAAGATGGATCACTCCAAAATATAGAATCATCCTGTGGAAAATATTCTTTTCCATTAGTCCATAATTGATAGGGTGCAGGAAACTGACTTAAAATAATCTTTTGATTTTTTTCTTGCAACTTTTTTGTCATTTCTATTAGTTTTATATCCCAGTCTTTAGCGAATCTCATATGTGAATCTATCTGAAAAAAGAAATCTTCTCCGTTATACATTTCCATGCATTTTTTTCTAGCGAATCCTGCACCGCGAGCATCCTTCATATGAACCTTTTGATGACTTATTTTTGCCTTATCTGAAGATATATCAGGCCACCTATTAGTATGGTCTTGATCATAAATTCCAATATGAAGACCATTTGGGTTTTTTGCTTGAGAGATAAGGCTATCAACAGTTTTCACCAACTCTCTATCTCTATAACTGGCGATAGAAACAAATATTGTCATGACAATTTCTGTCCCCCTGGAACATCATATACTGGATCTAGTGTCACATTAACACCATGTGACTCAATTATTTTTTTTACTTGAGTCATGTATATGACGCACTTAATTCTTTCTTTTTCTGACATATGTCTCCAGTGGCTCTCGTAAAACCTAAGGGCCAGGTATGGGGGATGAAAGTCATACTCAACTATATCCATCACAAAATCTGATGGAACCCTAAGAGACTTTATCTCTTGCTTCATTTTAGGTGTGTATACTGTCATTCTTTCTCCATTGTGAGTGATTGCCAAACCTCAAACCAGTCATTTTTTTCTTTGTGGCTGTTGTGTTCTTTGTCTATCATACCATCTTTTAGATAAATACCCCCATGAACACCCCATTCTTTTCCAGAAACTCCAACCGCAAAGCATCGGCTATTGACGCTACATCTTTGACATAACTTATCAACACTGGCGGCTAGATCTTTTTGCTCTTCATATTTTTCAAAAAATATATTTGTGTCCATTCCTAGGCACGCTGCATCATCTTTCCATTTTTGCATATCTGTTTCCAATGTTTTTAGGTACGTTCCATCCATTCTTTCCTAATGGAAAGATTTTTTTCTTAAACCAAAATCCGTCTTTGTATACTCCATCAACAAAAAACATGGCGTTATCAGACTTAGTGTGCCTTACAACATCCCATCCGTCCCACTCCAAGTCTGAGGAGCGACTAACAATAACTTCCATTTTATCTAAATCATTAATTAACATGAACTTCCTTTTCCGATGTGTATATTACTTTTTTTATTCCAGCATTTTTTATAAGGCCAGAGCATTTTATGCAGGGCTTAGAGTCTCTATCTTCTCCATTTTTGTTTACCCTTGCAACATATATTACCGCACCTTTGAGATTTTGACCAGCCTCACGGATAGCCACTTCTTCTGCGTGGTACGAACAATCTTGCTTAATACGACCACTATCTATTACACTTGGAGGATTCCTATCTTTGTTCCATCCAGTACCTAGAACTCTACCACCCTTGACAACGACTGCCCCGTGGGTATTTCTTGATTTAGACTTTGTTGCAAAGTATCTAGCCACACTAATATAGGCATTGTCTTTATTACTTAGCATAATTATTAGTACCTAAATATTCCAGTCTCTACTCCGTACATTTCCATTTTATGAGCAAGGGCTGATGGCTTCTGGTTAGGATTAGAAAAAAAAGCAAAATAATTAAAATTATCGTGGTTTTCTTCTACAAAAGATGCGGGAACCCTATAGTATTTAATCTTTATCCCTCTTTGCTTTAGACTTTTTTCACTAACGTTACAAAATTCAGCAGTATATGAGTTTATTGATGCTGGCCCTACAGCATAAATATTAAAATTTTTGTCACTTAAATCTGAAAGAACCACCCCCATGGCACGCAGGAATGTGTTGTAGTTTGAAAACTCTTTTGTTCCTTGAACTGCAACGTTCATTAGTTTTTCCAATCTTCTATGCTATCCAATATTGTCATCATTTTATTAACATCTCTCACGTTCATGTCAAAGGCATTTACTGGCCTTGCTTCTTCTTTTACTATTTCTTCATCAACAACATCTGCCTCGTAAAACATATTATTGACAACCCAGTAAGCCTTGTCTTCTACTATTGCTACCTTCAAGTATCTATCATCTTCCTCTTCGTCTTCAAAGTTATCTTTTTCATAATCATATGGATCTTCCATGTCTAACTCTTCATCTATTATAGCCACTTCTAGGGAAGAAAGCAACAGAATAAATGATAGTGGAAGAAAAGGCATCAACCTTATCAACAACTTCATGCTATTACTCCTTTGTTAAATTTTATCAGGAGTTGTCCGTTTTGTCAACGTTTGCCCTAAAAGAAAAAGCAGAACCTTCCCAGGCTTTCTTTGCTTCTTCTCTCTTAACAATCTTTCTTGACCATGAAAAACCAGCATCTCCACCCCATGCGTCCCACATAATGCGACCGTTGGATGGATTGCTAGTATTATAAAAGTCTTTGCCCTTCTTGTCAACCTCATGACGGGAGAAGAAAGAATACATACGCTTTACAGTATCAAGGGACATTGATCTACCCGCGACAATATCAGACGCTCTTCCCCATCCTACAGGAGTTCCAGCACCCTTTGCCTTACCCTCTTCCTTCCACCTTAATGCTCTGCGAGCAGCAGTTTTCATTCCAGAGGTGGGGGTATATGTGTCAGCCATTACAGAATCTCTCTCTTTATCATTGCTGGCATTGGATCAAATCCAGACCACATGCTCTTTGCGGCTCTTAAGGTTTCCATTCTGTGACCTACCATTCTTCCTGTTGGCTTTCCATCGCGGTATACCTCAATGACTACCGCTGGATTGTCGGGAGTTCCTGTAATTGTAAAGTCAGAATTTGGAACATTGTATGATCCATTTCTAATTACCCTCTTTACCTTACCCTTTGCATTTCCCCCACTTGATCCCCAAGAAACCATTTGACCAACACGAACGCTGTCGGCCTTGCTCATTCCTGGATTGCAAACTGGGCAGTTAGGACAGTCAACGTCCATTGACTTGCAGGTTGGGCAACCACACCCTTTATACTTCTTGTCCATTTCTTCAGTAGAATACAATGCAGCCATTTGAGCCTGAGCCTTCTCTTTTGTTTCGTGGCAGCCCTCTAACTCATTAGTACCTTCTTTGAATACACCATAGCCAGAACACTGGGGGGTTCCTTGACGAATTTCCCAAGGCATTAGTTATCAAACAACCTATTCCATGCTTTTGGCCCCATCTTTCTTCCATCGGATGTTTGATTAATTGATCGATAAAATGACCTAACTGCATTTCTTGTTTGATGAAAATAATTTCCAGTTGGTCCAGCCTTAATTGCAAAACCCTTAGCAATTAGTTGTGCCTGCAAAGCCTTTACATAATCGTTTCTTTCTCCCCATTTTACGTTTCTGACACCTGGATATGGCATACCAGTTACAGGCTCGCTAACTTCGGCAATAAGATCCCCTACTGAGGTTTCAGGAACTTCTTTGCCCCCTTCCTTAAATATTTCAAGATCGAACTTGGAGCCATCTCTTTGCGCTTTATCTGTGAAAGAAACGTGAATGTGTTGTGTATGTCCCCAATTACCTTTTCTCCAAACCCAATACTTGTCTCTATGAGTTCCGCTTGCAATCATGTTTTCATATACTACATATTTGAGTCTGCCGCCGTCTTTGCCCTTGCGTGCATACTCAATTAGTTGATCAGCAAATTCTCTAGCAACAGCACCCTTGCGTCCTTCTCCATCACCCATATTCTCATCAATATCAATGGCGTGAACCCACCCATCTCTATCTGGATTATGGTCGCTCTTCCTGGCTTGATGAGCCTTGTCCCCTACCCAGCCATCACTGCGCTTATCTCTACTGGGATATGCCTTATTAAGTTGATCTCTTAAGGTTACCCCTGCCTTTACTAACTTTGCCATTATAGATCCTCTCCAAAGTCTGGCTCTTGTGCCTTTGTGTAATCTTCAGGGCTGTTGGTGTCCTCTTCGCCCTTTTCTTGATTGCTAATTGGGGTAACTCCAGTCTGTGTGTTAGAAGAAAATATACTCATTTAAATATTATACCACTAATATAGGTTTTTTTTCCAAATAAAAGTTATTTCTGCCAAAGTATTTCTGTCTTCTTTATCTAAATAAGAAATTTTTTCATAATTTTCACTGTTTTCATTTAACCCTATCATAGGCTCACCGTCTTCATCAAAAACTATCTCAATCATATCTTTTGTCCATAAAGAAAAAGCCCCAGCGTTAAACTCTTGCATATGGCTTTTATATATTTCTGGAACTAAGTCTTCTGCCTCTTTTGTTAATCTATATATAGGATTTCCATCTTCATCTTTAAGTTGATATTCTAAAACCCCTAAGGCTAATAGGTATTCAATTAATTCATCGTCCAAATCTACCAACCCTCAATACCAACAGTTATTTTTCCCGTTGGCTTCCCATAGGTTAGAATCATTCTATTCATGAGGGTTCTTACACAGCATCCAGCCCTTTTATCATTTACAAAGTCTATTGCTTCTCCATCAATATAGAGAGTGGCGTTGTATCTCTGCTCTGGAGCAGGCTCTATTACTATTTGCATATAAATATTATATCAGTCTTTGTCGGCAGGGCGGGGCTTGAACCCGCAATCGTATTCCCAGTTTATAAGACTGGCGGCTTAACCAATTTGCCTACCTGCCGTATTTGTCAGGAAACAACTAAAAGCGTTATTCCCCAAACTAGGAGGCCCATTGCAATGATTGTTGCAACAATAGTGCTCAAAGGAAATTCTTTCTTGTCACTTAATCCAAGTGCTGATATGTTTGCAATAAGATTAAGTCCAAACAAAATAAGTGTTGTAATAATATATAGTGTTGTTGCAAGTCCCATTTCTTTACCTTTCTAGTATGACTCTAATTATAGCGAGTACAACAAAAGTTGTCAAGAACGTTCTCCACATTACCTCGCTCACAGCATGTTCAATCCAGCCAAATAATCTTCTATTTCTTTTGGAGCGGGGGGTGGCTCAATAAGATTCTTAATCTTTTCTTGTTCCTGACGCTCTTTCTTAGTTGCAGAACTCCATGAATGAATTTCTATTTCTTGATTTCTCTCCCTGCGGGTATGAGAGATAGCGTTATAAACTGATCCACACATAGCGTCTGCCAAGTCCTTTGACTTCTTTCTTGGATGGTCCACTTTCTTATCAGATACAATCTTTAGTTCGCTCATTTCCTCAAACAATAAGTCAATGTGTGGCAGTGCTACACGCTCTTCATAAATCAACATAGCCAGATCCTCATAATGCTTCTTGGCTACTGACAAAGTATCTGTCTTAATTCCTACCGCCTTTAGTTCCTGCTGAATGTCAAAAGATTGCCAACGGTCAAAAGTCACCAGCCCAAGATTGAATCCCATTCTTCTAAGATGAATAATCCAATTCTTTACCTCGCTAAGATCTACTGGACCTTCCTTACGAGGCTCCCACCAGGCGATAGCATCTACCACAACGAATGGAACGATTTGCTCGTAATCATTAAATGACTTTATTTCTACCCATTTTTCTACATGGCTAATTGATACAGCACACTTGTCATGCTTCTGTGCAAGGTCAGCATGAACAAAATAAACTTTGTCTGGATCAGGCTCAAAGGCTCCATCAAATCTTCTCAAATTATCTAAAGGATTCCTCAAAGTCATTGCTCTCTGTACTTTATCCTGCTGCTTGAAGAATGCGTCAGACGCAAAGTTTGGCATACATGCAAAACGCATGAGGGCATCTCCAGGATCTGTATAGAATGCTAGTTTAAAGTCATCGATCTTTCTGGTGGGGTTTACCTCCCATGTGGGACGCTTGATGGCAAACACATAAGGAATCTTGTAGGCAAGAATATGGTCCTCGTCCCATTCGATACTAAACTTATTGCCTTCCTCATCTTCTGGAAGGTCTGGGTTAAGAATAAACTCATGACTTTGAACCACTGTTTCTTTTTCTGCAATAACATCCTCATATCTCTTGGTAATAAAGTCACCCTTATATCTAGGGAATGATAGAAGAATTACTTTTCCATAGTCTGGAAAACGTGAGTCAACAGATGCGCGGAATGCCTTATAGATAGCGTCGCCAGTCTTAGCATTCTCATTTCCTGAAACAGATTCTTGTGCAAAGCCAGAGATCTCATCAAGTACCGCCAACATAAGGTTCAAACCCTCATGGCTCTCTCGTTCTGAGTGACCAGAGTAAACAGTAATAGATTTATCAAATGTTACCGCATCTACCTTCGATTCATACTTTCCAGCAAACCATGGGGAGTGCTCAATCTTTGTTTTAAACCCCTTAAAGAATACGTTCTTGGCCTGCTGCGCGTTGATGGCAACGTTAATGAGGTCGATAGCATCCCCTGCTGGCTTACCAAAATACTTTGCAGGATCTTTTAAGCACAATAGTTTATAGACTAGGTATGCTGTTCCCACAGTTGATGTAAAATCTTTTCCACTACCCTTGCCACATTGAAGAATAACTTCGTTCTTTGTGTACTTTTTATAATGCTGTGCGGCCTCATTTTTTTCCATAAACCTTTCAAGATCCTTTTGCTGATATATCTGGCTCATGGTTTCTACCAAGGTGTATTGAATTTCTGAGAGAGGGGGCTGACCTAAATAATCTTCTGAAGTAACAAAGGTTGTAATATCTACGGGATACTCTTCAAAAGGATCATTGTCTAGAACATTAAGAAAATCGTCAAAGTCTAAACTCATAGTGTTACTGCCTCGTCTGCCCCACCATAATCAGCAAGCCTTCTTGCAACTTCATATTTACACTTATCACATTCACCAACAACATCTTTTAAGATGCCAAGTAGGATTTCTTGCTTTCTTTCTTGTTCAAGTAATTGGTCTGCCAACTCTTTGTTTTCAAGAAGTCCAGCCTTCTGAAGCATATCCATTCTTTTATTTTCAATATCAAGAATGAGTTTTAAGGCGTTTGTCTTTGCTCCAAGATTGGCTGCTAGATCTGCATCTTCAATAACTTCATAAGCCTTTTTAATTAGTTGATTATAATGCTGGTCTGCACTGGCAAGAGCCTCTTTTGCTCTAGCACGAATGGCTTCATTGTTAGATACCATACCCCGCCACTCATTAAGTAGTTTTACTACTCTGTTGCGAGGTATATCAAGTTGCTTGGCAATAGTAGATTCATCATTGCCCTTGATATACTCAGAGGCTATCTTGTTTACCTCTTCTAAATGCAATACGATATCGGTTTCCATGGGAATAATTATAGCAGCAGGGTAGAATGTTGCCACCTAATGATTTGGTTCCTACCCTGCCGCCACCTTAATAGCAGTTGTGGCCTGGATAATACCAATGCTTCTTACCGCTACCGTTTTGCCAAGCAGTATAAAAAGCACGATCTTGGTAATACCTTGACCACCTGTGAATTGGTTTATCAAACAAAGTCTTTATTTCAGCAGACAAACCATCTTTTGTTTTCTTGGATTCCTTTAACATCATCCAAACAAGCCCATCTCTCCATTGAGAGTCCAAGAATTGATAGGCTCCTCTTGCCGAGGATGACTTATTGGCAGCCCGATAAGAAAAACGGGATTCACGCTTCATAATACATTTACGAGAATTTTCCCATTTAGAATCGAACCATTTACCGCGATACAAAGATGGCTCATAGCCCTTCATATCCTGTGCGGTATCAGACCTAGCATACTTATGCTCTTGGCTGATATACACGACTTTCGCCGTCGCGGTTATTGCAGATTTAGCATCGACCGCATCAGAGGCATAGGCAGGGGTTGCAAACAACATCATCATTCCTACCAAACCTCCTATCAGTTTTGTTTTCATCTGTTTCCTCCTGACGGTGACAACAGTTCATCTAGCATACATAATAAAAAAATGTATGTCAAATGAAATAACAGAATTTGTGAATGGAATGTGACCTATATTATATATATTTATATATTATTAATATTTATATATTAGATCTATTCCCTCCCTGACCACCCATCCATGGTATCTTGATTACTTTATGTTGTCAATAGCTTTTTTGATTTTTTCTATTGTGTTTATTCCTGGGTAGACATTAACGCCCGACGCAAGATCATGAAAGTATACACGATCATCTTCGTCTAGTCTAGGTATCACCAGTCCCCCAAATTCACTTGTGTCACAGCCAGGTAGATCAAGGGGCTTTTCTATACCTTCCTTTACCAAATCGTTATAACTGTGCACCTCTTGAATTGTTAG